GATCTGCTCCGAGCGGCATGTCAAGGGTCAGCGGAGAGCCGGTCACGCCAACACTATCAGTAAGGCGCTTACTTCCCTTGCGTGTGGTCGCCACTCCGCGATCAAGCCGCATGTTCACGCTGTCTTGTAGCATGCCGGCGGGCAACGTCAGCGGGTTCAATCGGCTGGCGAAACCAATGAATCCGTTGTCGCCGTCGCGCTGAATTGGACTTTCGAGAGGCATTAGGAGTTGTTGACTAGGACGTAGGAAAGAGTTTTGGCGTTGTTGCGCTTTAGCTCGGACTCGGTGATAGCGAGGAAAGCGTCCCACTGTTGAGGAGGGATCGTCTGGCAGCCCTCCGAGCTGGTCGTGGTGCGCCCGCCCTTGTGAATGTTAATGGCAAAGTGTCCGGTCTCTTCCTTGTCGCCGCGCATCACCGTCACCGGACCCGCCTGCACTAATGCCTTGTAGGGGTTGCCGCGACTGATGCCGTGCTGGCCGATTTTGTAGCGGTAGACACCGGCCTTGAGCTGGGCCATCGGCTTGCGGGCGTTGGCGTTCCAGCCGAGGCGGGACGGATCGACGTTGGCGTTGAATGCGGCGTGGACGTTAGGCGAGACGAGGACGATAGCGTCATCGTAGATACCCACATCTTGCTTGCCGACCGCGCCCATTGTATCGCGGTAGTATCCACGGATGCCGACCAGACACACCGGATCGCTGACCTTGCGGAGCTTTAGGAGCTGCTCCGTGGTCTTGCGTTCGATGCGCGGCCGGTCTTTTGGAATCATCGTGTGCGAAGTTCAGCCTCTGCCTGCGCAACGGTCTTCGGTCCAACAAAGCCGTCAGTCTTGAGCTGCTCGCCTTGGTTGTAGGCGTTGAGGAGCTTTTGGATTTGGGTGCCGTAGGTCTTGATGATGTCGGCGGGGAGCTTGGTGACGGCAATGTCCAAGATGCCCCAGATGATTCCGGCGATGACCGCTTCGTTCACTCCGAGGGCGCGGATGTCCAAGCCGGACTTGGCGGCAATGTAAGTTAGCGCGGCAGCGGCGGCTGCCGTGACGAGCTTTTGCAGCAGCGGGCCTCCGCGTGAGAGGAGGAGTTTAACTAGTTGGCGTTCTACGAAGGATTTCATTGTTCGGGCTTTTTCCATTCCTTGTAGGACTGGACGATGTTGTTGATGTTGGGAACGTAGGTGACCATAATTTTGATGCTGCCCCAGTCGCCCGCTTGCGTCTTCTCGCCGTCCACCGGCGGCAGAGGAATGCTCACGCACCCACCAAGGATGAGCGCGATGGCCATTGCTGCGGCGAACTGCGGGCGGCATTTCATTACAGTCGGGCGTCGTGGTCTTTCGCCATCCAGAGGCCCCATGCGCTGGTGAGTGCGGCGGCGATGAGGCCGATGTCAGGGATTTGGCCGGTGGTCAGGTATTCCTTGGTGCCGGTCATGAGGGCGATGAGCGCCGTGAGCGCTGCAATGGTCGTTGTCTTCCAGTTACGCATATTATTTGTCTTTCTGTTGCTTCTTGCGGAGGTCGTGAAGGACCGAAAGTAGGGTGACAACGCCGACCGCGAGGCCGACACATAGACCGGCGACTCGCAGGGTTGTTTCTAGGTGAGGGAGCATTGAGAAGACGCTTGAGCCGATGCTAGTAACCGTTCCAAGCACGCCCTTCTCGGTGGTGCTCATGTTGTGATGAAAATACGACAGGCTCATCGTCCGGCTCCTCAATGGGTTTACTTGCGGTAAGCGATGACCGTGCCGCTGTGCAGCTTGATCGCGCTGAAAAAGCCGTCGAGGGTCGTGCCTGCCTTGATGAGCGCGGCGCTGGCCTCGGTGGCGTTGGCGGCGCCGGTGAGGTTGCCGGTCAGCGTGTGGAACTTGGTGTCGGTCATCACGTCGATGGAGACGATGTCAGCGGTGACGGTGTTGGTGTCGCCGATGAATTGGCTGCCGGACGTGCGGTTGGTGATGCGGGTATTCGGGTGCATGATTTAGTATTGGTTAACGCGGGCGGTCCACATGGATGGCTGCCCTTGTTGGAAGTAGTATTTGTCGCGCTGGGAGATCAGCTCGGACTCGGCGAGCTGTTCCATGGCGAGTGCTTTGTCGGTCTGTCCGTCCTCTTGGAGCAAATCTGCACTCAGCATCAGGCCGACTGCTTTGGCGATGACGGCGGGCACTGTCGCGGCGAGGTTGCTTGCGCTGTATTCGGTCGGGCGCACGCGGTAGTTGACCCAGACGGTGGTTGGCAGGTCGGTGCTTTGCGGGAAGCGCACATTGTCGCCGAGTAGCGTGTAGCCGATGGCGCGGGGCGCAACGTGGGTTGCGGGGTTGTCGCGCAGGACGCTAAAGACTTCGCCCATGGCAGTCTCGCCGCTCTGCTCGTAGGGAATATAATAGCCGTTGGTCTCGTCGCCTTCGACGGTGCGTTCTTCGACGCGCATGAGTTCCGGCCAGTCGGCCCACTCCCAGCAATCCGCAATGCGCTCGTTGGCAGCGGCGACCATCATGGTGCGGGCGCCGGATGGGATGGCGTCGATGGTGCTGGCGTCGTTGCCGACACGCTGCCATGCGCGGAGCAAGATAGACTGTAATGTGACAGTCCTCATTATTCAGCAGCGGGCGCTTCCTCCGTGAGTTGCTTCTCGATGCTGGTCGCCAGCGGCAGGATCTGCGCTGCTGCGTTCAATCCGCCGGTTTTGACGGCGAGGTCGAGGCATTGCATGACGATCTTGGCCTCTGCTTCTGTTAGTGTGACTTGCTTACTCATTGGGCTGCTCCTGCTGGCTGGCCAAATACGCTTGGGTCGCGGGAATCGCGGCGAGGACTGCGGCGAAAGCGGCGGCGAGTTCGGGAACCTCTGCCATGATTTCGGGCGTCAACGGCGCGGTCATCTTTTGGACGAGGCTTCCGTTTGCCAGTTCTCCGTCTGCGGTTGCAGGCAGAAGCTCCACGGTGATGCTGCCGGAATCAGTGGTCGGCTGGATGGCGGACAGACTGTAAACGTGCAGGCGGTCGTAGACTTTGGCGGCTACGGCGGGCGTTTCGATGGGATTAGGGTTGGTTAGCATAAGATTAGGTAGCGATGAGGCCCAAGGTGCGGAGGCGGGCAAGCAGATCGTTGAGGCGGGCTTGCGTGCTGGCGGCGTCCGTTGCATCGGCCACGGCGGCGGGTTGCACGGCGGGCGTGGCGTTGAAGAAACCGATCTTCTGCGTGGTGCCGGTGCCGATCTTGGTGCCGGTCGTGGTGTCGGTGACGAGATCCTTGGTCGAAAGATTGAGGTTGCCGTTGACCGTTAGTTGGCCGTCTGACTTGGCAATAGTGAGGCGTTGAGTGCCGCTTGTGCCACTCGTAAAAGTTCCGTAGTCAATGATGGCAAAATCATCGTTTGCCACAGATGCAACTCCTGTTGCTGGGCCAAACAACCAAGAACTACTTACAGTTGTGCCTGTCGCCATCCGAATCATTAGCCACGCAGGGCCGTTAGCTCCTTGACGATCCATGCGACCAAAAGCAGCGGAACCTTGGATGTGTAGCGGCCTTTCTGCGGTGACACCAATTCCGACGAACCCATCGGTGCCTACGGTCATTCGCGTGGTTCCGTCTGTTTGAAGCGCCAGCGCCCTCGCCGTCCCGCCGCCCGATCCCTTCTCCGTGCCGATGATGGCGACATTGCTTGACCAAGCCAAACGTAGACGTTCGTGGTTCGTCGCGGAGGTGAAGGTGTTGTAAATGTTGAAGGTTTGTGCGTTGTTTGCCGTAGATCGGCGCAATGCCAGTGCGTCAGCCCCATCGCGCATAAGGCTCAAGTCGTTATTCCAACTTAATTCCAAGTTCGTTCCGCGCAGAGCAACGATGCCTGTGCTACCCCAAGTCATTTGCAAGTTGCCGCCGACGCCACAACGCAGCCCCGTGTTTGTTCCATCGTAAAACCCTGTGCTTGGAAAACCACAACCAACAGTGACCAATGCAGCGTTATTGCTGGCTGAGGGTTGAATTTGGCCGCCGCGATGAACAGTGAAGACTGACGATCCGTTTACCTGAGCCTCAAACAAAGATGCCGTGCTGGCTGACGCGGTGCTGGTTGCATTAACGACTAATGCCTTAAATACGTTCAGCGTTCCCGTAATCGTTGCGCTGGCTCGCGTTTGAGAAATGGAAACTGTGTAGGTTCCTGCTCCACCAGAACCTGTGCCAAGGGCGGTAATGGTGGTTCCTGGCGAAATTAAACCACTTGAAGTCAGCAACATGCCCACGCGAATTGTCCCACTGGTCACGGCGGTGACGGTCATGGTCGTTCCGCTGATGCTGGCGGTGAATACGGATTCGTCGTCCCAAGTCTGCGAGAATGTGCCAGCAGGCGCGGACGCCGTGAGCGTGCCATTGTTGGCGGTGAGCGTGGTGAAGCTGCCTGCGGCGGGCGTGGTGTTGCCGATGGGCTGGCCTTCGACTTGGATGCGGCCAGAGGCGTCTGGCACGGTCAGCGTGCGGGTAGTGCCGGTGGTGATGCCGGAGAGTTGGAAGGCTAGATTCTTGGAGCTGTCGCCGTTGTCGTAGAGCAGGAAGTTGGCGTCGTTGAAGACATCCGGCAGAATGCCCGCGTAGGTCCAGTCAGTTGCGCGTGTTCCGGTGGTGGCAACGCGAATGTAGATGCCCGCGGGCTTGCGGTTGATGAGCCAAGTGCCTTCGGCTTCGCGGACGAGGTAGGCGCTGTCTACGGCTGGCGGGTTGGCGGTGGGCAACGCGCTGAAGTTTTGCACCTCGCCGTCGATATAGCTCGCACCGCCGCCGCCTCCACCGGAGCCGGTGAAGTCGAAGTTTCCTGTCAGCGGATTGAACTTAATGGCCATTAGCTGCGGGTCACGGTGGCGATCTTTGCGTCATCGCTGGACGGCGTGCCGCCGACATAGGTGAAGGTGAGCGTGGCGACCGTCTGGCTGCCTTCTTTGTAGACCACCGTGGAGAGATTGTTTGTCGTGGAGACGTAGTTCAGCTCGACGGCGTTATGCTGCGGTATATTTAGACCGGCGATGTTTCTGACTGAGACGTTGGGGTGCATGGGTTAGGCGGCGGGTGCGGCGGTCATGCCGAGTTGCTGGTCTTGCGCCATCTTTTGCAGCGCGGGCTGGGCGCCGGTGCGGCCGATGACTGCGTTTTGCTGCTGCTGGAGCTGGAACTGGAAGGCTTGCGCGCGGGCGTCGATCATCTTGCGGAAGATTTCGTCCTGCTGGTATCGCTGTTGGACGGCGGGGTTCGACTGAATGATCGTCTGCAAGGTTTGCAGGCGGACTTGGGCGTTTTGGCCGCCTTCTTTGAGCGGCGGCTCGGTGCCTGCGGCGATTTTTGCGAAGGCGGTTTGCTCGTCTTCTTGCTCGGCGGCGGTGGCTTGGCCGATGTCTTGGACGAGGATTCCGGCGAGGTTGGGGTCAACCGCCTGGAACATGTATTTCACAAGACCGGCGCGGTCGATAACGCCGAAGCTGTCTAGGGGAACCAAGACTTTGGCGAGGTAATCTAATTTGGCGCCGAGGGCTTCGGAGTCGAGCAGTCGGGCGTCGAACTCGCAGGTCACGTCGAAGCGGCCGCGGATATCGGCGGGGCTGGCGGTGAGCGGGAGATTGGGGTTGCCGGTGACGCGGGCGACTTCTTCCGCGGTCATATACTGCTGACAAAGAGCGAGCGTCTGGACGAGGCAGAGCTTCATGTCGAGGAGCCAGCTATCGACCAGCTCTTGGGTGTGCAGCATGTAGCGTTGCGGCGGGACGGCTTCGCTGATGCGGCCGAAGTAGTTGTCCACATCGTTGCGGATGGACATTTCGACTTCGATGCTGCCGGCGTCGGGCTGCGGCGGGTTCATCCAAGAGATCTCGCCGGGGCGGCGCTCGGGGATTTGCACGCCCGGTCCCATGATGAGATCCATCTTGCCGCGCGCGGCGGGCGTTTTGAGCGGAGGCAAGGTGACGATGCTGGCGCGGTCGCCTCGCATGTCGCGCTGGATTTTGACTTCTTCCTGGGCGGTCTGGACGATCTCCGGCACGCCGCGGGATTCCAAGATGGGGCGCGAGGCGCGTTCGCGGGGCAGCTCGACGAAGGGATAAAGCGCGTGGGCGTAGGGCAGGATGTCGTGGACGGCGGTGCGGTCGGGGACGTGGTAGCTGAGGACGGTGCGGGTGACGCGCATCGCCTTGGTGCGGTCGTCGTGCTCCTTCCTGTAGACGTGCCAGATCTCGATCATGTCGCGCTGGTGGTCGTAGAGGAACTGGTCGCTGCGGTGGAGGTTCAGCGAGATGCGACGGATGTCGCCTTTCTTCTCCACGACTTGCTCGACCCATTTGTCGTCCCAACCCTCGACAGCGGCACGTTCGCGCAACTCCGGTTCGGTCATTAGCTCGCGTCGGGCAACGAACGCGGCACGCTGTAATGAGTAGGTCTGGGCAGGGAAGATGATGTCTTCCCATGGCTCAAGCGCGGTCCACTGGGGCCGGCTTTCAAAAACGTAGGGCTGCTCCCATTCGACGAAGCCTTTTTCGCGGAACTGGCGGACTTTGGCGGTGGTGCCTAGCTCCGGGATGACTTCGCCCATGAGCTGGGCGGCGAGTTCTTCTTGCTCCGGGTCGAGGACGACCTCGAGGAGGGCCTGGAGGTTGGGATCTTGGGACTCCTGCAGCATCATCATGGCGTCTTCCATGGAGAATGACTTGATCTCGGTGCGGGTGGTCTTGATCCAATCGACGGCCATGACGGCGAGGCCGTAGGTCTCGCGGAAGTTGGCGGCAAGCTGCACTTCGCGCCGGAGGTCATCCAAGACGTGCTGGAAGAGGAGCCACTTGAGGACGGACTCCGCGGCGCTGCGTTTGTCGATGTCCATAGACTCGACGGGCTGGACCTGGACGCGCGCCTTGAAGAAGGCGTTGGTCAGCATGGCAACGTGATCGCGGACGATGGTGTCGGCCATGCGCACGCGGGAATCTAAACTTTTGTCCCAAGGAAATGGGCGCTTGCCGAGGGCTTCTTGGTGTTTGCGGCCGTCGTCGGTCTGGCCGGCCCAGATGCAGAAGCGGGTGTTCCAGTTGCGGAGCTTCCGCTGGACGTAGCCGCTGCCATCGGCGTCGGCCTCATCGATGTCCGAGAGGATCTCGGAGATTTTGTCGCGGTCGGGTGCTTTGATCATTTAAGGGACAAGCACCGTGGTGCGGCGCGGGGTGTAGTGGACGGCGGTCTCGGGATGGCGCTTTTTGAAGTCATCGCGCCAACCTTTGTCGGCCCAGCACCCGGGTTCGGTTTTTTCCCAAGCCCAGTAGACATCGGCGTCGATGCTCATGGTGTGCTGGCCGATGCCTTCGACGGCGCATTGCTCGAGGCGCTCGTTGGCCTGCGCGATGCGCTGCTGCTCAAGGCCGGCCATGACGGCCTTGGCGTTCCAACCTGTAAGGAGTTCCTCTTTGACGAGGTGGGCCATCTCATCGCCCAGGTCGTTGGCGATGCCGGTCCAGAGTGAGTCGGCCATCCTAACTTCTGCCGTCCGACCCGCTACGCAGTGCGGACGGCAGTGTGTTAAGATCCGGTCTTAGTAGTCAACCAGCGGGACGATGCTGAAGAAGACTTCAACTTCGCCAGCGTCCAGCTCCGCAAGGTCATAGCTGGCCATCGAAGCGAAGTTCGCATTGATGTCTGTTGCCGTGACGTAGGCGTGCGGGATGGTCGAGGGCTGGGCTTTTGCCAGAATCTCGGTGCCGTTCACGTTCACCTCAGTCGTGGTCAGCCAGCGATCTGTGTCGCCGCTGTCACCGATGATGAGCGCGTTCGTATTGTAGGCCGACGTTCCGGTCTTTTGGAACGGAGTGACCAAGTGCATCGCCACGCGGGTGACGAGGCTCTTCGCCGGGACGGTAATAATTTTAACGTCTTGGGCGGTGTTGTCAGTTCCTTGGGTGAGATCGGTATGATCGATTGTAGCCCGATGGGTGAACCCGGTTGCTGCCTTAGTTTCTGCGGGAAGCTCGTAGAGTTTCATTTCAGTTGTTTCCTTGGTTGATGATTAGGCTGCGAGCGCCACGTTGGCGGTGAACTTGCCCTGCGACTGCGGGGCCAAGCAGGTGACCGAAGCGATAGCATCGATCAGCGCGCGAGGGCCGCCGCCGAGGTCAGGAAGCTCACGCATGGCCGGACGCTTGGCGAAGCGGACTTCGCACTGGTCCATGTTGAGCACCAGACCGGACGAGTTTTTCGCCGTGTCGCTGGAGTTGTTCTGACGAAGATACAACGAGGGCAACAGACGGAGCGTGCCGAAGTCGCCTTCAAACACATTCACGGCCGACACGATCTTTTTGGAATCGGCGGACGTGCTGAACGTGCGGATGCTCAAGGCATTCGCGGTCGTTCCTGTGCTGAATCTAGTATATTCAGTAAAAGACCGCTTTAACGAGGGCCCGCAGAGCAATACCATATCATCGATCTGGCCGGTCTGGCTGTAGATGCTCTGCAAGAGCGTCTGCACTTGGGACTCGGTCGGAGCGGCGTTGGTGTCAACGCTGGCGGTCGGCGTGCGGTAGGCGGCAGGAACCGGGAGGTCGCTCTGCGCAGCCGTGTCGATCCAGCGGAACAGGCCGCGGGTGCGATACGGGTTGTTGCCGCTCTGCTCTTGGCTTTCGCGGTCGGAGCAGAAGGCGGACTCCATGTCGCGCTTGGTCTCCAAGAGAGCCTTGGAAACGCCGACGGCGAGCTGCTTCTTGCGGCCGATGCCGGCGATGTCGCTGGCCTCTTGGACGAACGTGTCCACCTTAACGGCGCGGCGGAACATCTGGCCGCGGGCGCTCAGGAGGGCGCGGTTTTTGGCGGGATCGTCGAACGCGGAAACGTCTTGATTGCTCAGGACGCCGTCGAAAGACGGGTCGTTATATTTGTCAGCCTGGAAGCTGTAGACTCCGGCGTTGGTGATGTCGGACCCCTTGCGGGCGGCCGAAACGAAGGGCGTGTTTTTTGCATCGACGATAGTAATAACGTCACTTAGGTCTTCACGTTGACCTGTCAATCCTGGGAACAAGGTTCCAGTTGCCATAATGGTTAGTTCTTTCTGTTTTTGGGTTAGCTCAGAAGACTCTCGGCGAAGGCTTCCAGCGATTGGCGGTCGCCTCGTTCGTAGAGTCGTTTTGCAGCGTCTTTGCTGCTTGTCTTGGTGGCAGATTTGGCTGCGCTAACCGGGGATGCAGGTGTGGGAA